CTCTCCTGCTGCTGATGAGGTAGAGTCAGTACCAATGACAGCTTCCTGTATAGTTTTCCATAGGTATTCTTTCACCAGTTCTGTTGTCCACGGTATTTCAGTCTCATGCTTTAGGGTTTTCTTCATGTCATACCCTGCATCATTCAAAGCCTCTGCCAACTGGCGGCAGTAAACATGAAGCGCATTGTTCTGCTTGTGCGTTCTGGTCTTGCCTGTCTTCCACTTCAGGGTGACATACCCTTTCGTGTCATACAAATGCTCTATGTGTTTCTGAAACATATCAAGAGAGTGTTTGTTGTGTACAACCCAGAACTCACCTTGAGTAAGATCATCCGTTGTTAGATTCATTAAGTTTTACAACCTCATCCATTGTCATTCCTAGTCCTTGACAAACGTCATAAAAGGTAGTGACCAACATATTCTTCCGCGAAAGCAGGTGTGAGTAGTTAGGTCTTTCCATACCGATCTTGTCTGCCACCGTCTTCCTGAGTATCCCTGTCTTCTCGTGGGCTTTCTGTATACATTGTCCTGTGTGCATTGCTACCTCCAAAAGCAGGGGGCTTGCGCCCCCATCAAATTAAAAAGGAATATCAGAAGATGAAATCTCTTCCTTTGGCTGAGGTACAAAATCATCTACAGAAATACTCAAGAAAGGATTGCCTGTCTTAGACATCTTGATCCATCCTGCGATCTTGAACTCGCTACCTTTGTAGTTGAAGCTACCCTTGTAATCAGGGGCTTTCTCGTTAGTCTTATCTGTCTGCTTAAACAGCACACCACGGTTAGTATTGTCGTAATCCATAAGTCCTCCTAGTTAAAAAACTTTTGTACATTTTGTGCGATCAAATGAACAGCCTGTGTCATACAATTCTCCAAGGCTGTGATGTATTCCTCGTCACGCTCAACTCGAACGATCAGAGTTTTCATAGTCGGGTGATAGGAAACAAAATCCCACCACTCCCTGCCCGTAATCCACAGGCAGCCCATGACCTGTTGCTTGTATTTCGATGGCAATACCCCTGCCTTGAGATACTCAACGTGTGTAGCAGGGGCAGGGCATTTGATTTCTAATCCGCCGTCCTCTGCTATCAACCCATCTGGTGAACACCCTGCGTTCAGAGTGTCATGCAAACAAAACCCTACCTCGTTTACTTCAACTTCTTTGATGAACTCATACATCGCTCTTGCTTCTGGTTCTAGCTCAGTGCCTCGAGCCATGTGTTCATTCTGGTAAACATAGGTTTGTTCGCCTGTTAGTTTCTCTGCTACAAGTTGATTGATGTAAGCATCTGCTTGGGTAGACCACTTCCCTTGAGTGGTAATGATCTTCCCAAACATTGACGCTGATGGAACTCCTAGCCTTGCGGCAATCCATTCATCACTGCCTTGCTCGCAATCAATAAGCCTCATTCTTAGCCTCTTGAATCTCGTACTCTACTAAACTAACTAACCTGTTGAGTTTGTCTGATACTTCAATCGGAGCATTGAGAATGCTAAAGATGTCAGCTTTGATTTCTGCTAGTCTTTCTAGCTCTCGCTGCTCTTCCTCTTCCAACGCCTTCTCTTGTGCAGACAAGTAACGCTCTAGGTCTACCATTACTGGATCACTCATAGCTTTTGCTCCAAAAGATCTTTCGCCTTCGCGTAATGATCAACAGATAATTTATCTATAGACTCGCACTTGAATGCCTTGCAGAACTTTTCTTTATCACTGCCTGTCTTATCAATCAGATCAGCAATGGTTTTAGCCTGAGCCTTGGTAACAAACTGAGGCGCAGCCTGTGTTGCTGTGTTGCCATCGTCATCCTCTGAAGGAATACCTGCGATAGCCTGTAGTGCGTAGCGTCTTGCGTAGGTGATAGCAGATCCTGCTGCTTGTGCATCCATCTTGCCTAGCGGGATGAAGTAATCCTGCTCGAGCCACTCACCAGAGCAGTGCATCAACCTAGTAGTAACACCTACTGCGTTGTCTGCACTTACTGGGAACTGCACATAGCTCAATCCTACGTCCGCGAAGTGAGGCTTGATAGCCTGTATCACAGAGCCAAGGTCGGCGTACTTAGAATTAAAGAATGGATTGGTTGCGCCCTTAATTGCTGCGCCCATCTGTGCTTGTGCGTTTGACATTGCTTCGGCTAAGTGCCGTATTGATTCTGACTGTTTCATACTAGCGTCCCCTTTGTTTCCCATAAGTTAATAATCTGTGCATCTTTCGCGTATTGCTTCTTAAACTTTTCTAATGCTGATATAGCGATGTCTACATTCTGATCCAAAACAAACCTTGCGTAGTCACGAAGGCAAGTAATAGCCTGTTCGTGGAACATAGCAATGTCGAATAGGTTGCCTGAATGCAGGGACTTGACCAGATCTACTGCGAATGCTTCGCAATAAACCTGTGTGTGAAGGGCTTGGATGAGGAAGTCAAAGCCTGACTCTCTGATTGCCTGAGATACGAACTCATCAGCAAGGCTGTCAGGTAAATCTAACTGACCATCATCTATCCAAGTGAATACATCTTCGCGGTTTAAAAATCTTTCTATCGTTTGTAGTTTCATAGTATCCCCTCCCAAGGAATGACTGTAGATTAAAATAAAAACTTGTCCTCGTCAACAGTGTCATCGAAATAAAATCGCTTAGGTCTATCTTCTTGCTCGGTTAACTGCAAGCTGTTGTTATGAAAGTAGAAATTGTACTTTCCCTCCCATGCGCCATGCCTTTGTTTCGCTACCACGATGTACTGATCGTAACTTTTTTCTAAATATTCCTGCTGTTTCTCATCGAGTTCTACTAGCTTCGCTATCTCTTTCAGGCGATGTCTCTTTTGATTTGAGGCTATGACTAGCACGTTGTCCGCGAGGTCAGAGATAGTTGATGCGCCTCGTATGTCATGCTTGTCCCCGATGTAATCTTCCCCTGCCTGTTGAGGTTTTCTCAGGTGAGCAATCAGCATCACATGAATACCCAAAGTCTTACAGGCGTGTTGAAGTCTGTTGATGAAGTCAGTCTCACCATTGCGGTCATCAAACTTAATGCCGCACTTGGTCAGCGAATCTATCACCATGAATTTAATACCCAGTTCTTTAGCGCAGTAATGCACTGCCGCCAAGATGCGGGCTGTCTCGACTGTATCTAACTGGTCGTAAATAACTATGTTCTTGTCAGCAAAGTCTGTGAACTGGTTGATAAACTCCTCGGATGGCTCGCCTGATCTAGCTCCTGCTGCTTGTAGACACATCCTCCAAAGCGTTTCTGTCGGCTGCATCTCAAGTGACGCAATGCAGACCTTTGAATGCTTGGCTAGGTGTAAACAAATCTGTCCGACAATCATGGATTTCTTCGCGCCATTAGCTCCTGCAACTATGGTTAGTTCGCCCTGTCTCAGGCGAAAAGTATCTATGGTTTTCCCCCAAGGCAGGATAGCTCCCCATATCTTCTGACCCTTTGATCGCTCGATAACGTCATCACGCCAGTGTCCCGCAGGTTTAATCTGCTGCGCTTCCATCATCGAGGTTAGCTCGATGTATTTATCTAGCTCCAAACCCTCTGGGATTTTCATAGCTCAATCTCCCACGAGGCGGCAGGTTTATCCTTGGCTAATTGTTCCTTGTTGCGTCCTTCCCATGTCCTGACGGTAGCCTTCCACGATTTCATCTTGTGATTACCCACGAGCCATCCCCTTGATTCATACCAATCAACAAACCTCTCAGCATCTATCCCGTTACCCCTCTCGAGGCAGTAGTTTTTCACCTCATCCAGAGTGGGCGGTTTAAATATATTATTATTGTTTATTTGTTTATTGTTAAGTTGTTGTCGACTTGACTGTCGTTTGCTTGTCGTTTGCTTGTCGCTATCCTGATACTTGCAGTAGTTAGTTATTGATATTATTGAATATTTACTGTAATTCTGCTTGTCGATTTGGTGACAGTTTTCGAGTCGTTTGATTGTCGTTCTTAATCGCCTAACTGATATGCCTAGTCTGGCGCTTGCGGCATTCAACCCGAACACTATCTGTCCCCTCTTTAAATTCAATGGCTTACCGTTAAATGATACGGTCTTGTCCTCTGTTGCAGCCCCCAGTAATAGGTACAGCCATAGCTTCAACGCTTCAGGATCATCCCATACAAAGCTGTCCTGTATCTTGCGGTCTACTCTGATCCATCCGTTCATATCTTCACCCCTGCCGCATCAAGTATGGCTTGCGCCTTGTAGATTGCTTGCCGATCAGAGGGTGTAGGTTTTAGATTGCCATCTTTCGCCCAGATATAAACTAATTCCATCAGGCATTTGGCAGATTCAATCTCCTCGCGGGTAGCCTTGTTAAACTCTGGCTTGTATCCATCCTCGGGGTAAATATCTGACCATGACAGCCCTGCCGCAGACAGAATCTCCTCTCCAGTACATCCTGCAAAGCAGTGGATCAGTACCTTACCGTTGTCTAAGTGTTTGATACTTAAAGAACTTGACCCGTCATCATGGGCAGGGCATTTCGCCATTGCCTTGTTGCCAGATTGCCTGACCTGTTCGAGTCTTGATAATACTTTGTTGTAGTCTGACATGATTTTCCCTTTGTGTTTTCAAAGGGATAGGGTATTCTACGCATAGCCGCGCAGTTTCCCCTCCCCTTGTGTCTGCGTGGTTAGCCCCCGAAAGGGGGCGTTTCACTCGGAGGCATACCCCAATCACCGTTGGCTTTTTTCTGTAGCCCTACCATCTCAGGCGGCACACAGAACCTATGCTCAGAATGCTTACCCTTTCGGTGACGGTCAAAGTTTCCCTCAGTTGAGAATATTTCCCAACAACTAGGGCATTGGCTGCGATTTCCCATCCCTAGATTGACGTAAGGGCGAACGCCTTCACGTTTTGGCACTTCAAATTGTTCCCAAGACAGCTCAGATTTCAGCTTCATTATACTTACCCCTTGTGTTGGTATTACTTTTCAATTAAAACGCCTCACAGCGCTACTGTTTAGCCTTTAACGATGGATATATCGGCTTGCATGAATGCCGCAGCAATATCCTCGCACTCAGATTGTAATAATTTCATGCCACTCTCGCGATACTGTCTCTCAAGTAGGAAGGATTTATCCTTCGTATGCTCTCGAATGTAATGCTGTTTTGCTTCCTCGGCTTGCTCGAGTGTTGAATATCTCAAACCAAATACACCGTTTTTACTTTTTAATCTGTACATTTTATCCCTAATCCCTTGTAGTCAGGATGACCCGCCTCGCCCTCGCTTGTAGAGCTACCGCCTGTAGCGTACCACAGGCAAACAGATTCGGTATAGTACTTCTCGGCGTTTATTTCGTCCTCATAATCCCACTGCCCTACCAGTAACAATAAACCCGCCAGTATTATCATGCCTATAAATTGTTTAATCATTATCGTTGTCCAATTTTGGGTATACATTGAGCGCGTAATCTTGCGCTTCCGATATTTCCTTCGGTGTGCATAGCACTGCGAGTTCGTCGACTAGGTTTAGCGTATCCTGTAGCCTGTGTTTAGGTGCTGTTAACGCGAGCATCAGCGCGTTAGTTAATGCCTGTTGGTGATTCATTCTCTGCCCTCCGCTATATCCAAAAGTCTACCCACATCCTCAGCCATGCCCATGCTTTCCGCTTCGATTAAATCTGGCAACAGGATGTCTCTAATGTACTGTAAAAAGTCCGCCTTATTTTGCTCGTTCATATTACCCCCAATATTTTTAATGTTTCCCAGTCTACCTCATCCGCTCGAGCGAGCCGCAAGTATTCTACCTCCTCGCTTATCATCTCAGCGTAATTGAATTCTTCATCCTCTCGCGCTTTATCTAACGCCTCCTCCTCCGATTCTGCTTCATAGAATCTAAGCTCGTCCCATACTTGCGCTGTTCTAGTGATTACCCAATATTTTTTCATGCTATCCCCCTATCTCGTCATATACGGCATAAGCCTCGCCGAATGATTCGGCTATCTTGGTAAACTTTTCGGCGTAAGTGTCGCCGTATACTTCCGGTCTATCCCAAAAACCTACACCATGACCGTTGCGCGTAAACCAAAAGTCATGCCCCGCCTGTTCTATATTGTCAGGCGAAAGGTAGCACTCAATTCGGCTATAGAATGCGAGACAATCGATTGTAGATTCGCGCAGAAAATCCTCGTCTATTTCTGCACCGATTGGCGGCTGACCGTCCTCGCCTAATTCCGTAAAGTCTACCGCCTCGAGATATGCGTTAAGGAATTTTAATTCTTTCGCGTTTAAAGTAATGTTATTCATGGTTATTCCCCTTAAGTGTGTGATTATGTTATGATTGCCTAGCGTCTATGATTCGTTCTGCTGTGCTCTCTAAGTTGTAAGACTGTGCAACAAAGCCGCCGCCGAAATCCTTGCCGCGATAGACTCGAAAGCCGATAGAATTCGCAATCTTCTTTGCAGTGTCGTAATCCTTGCCGAACGCAAGCCAGTGGATAACGTAGCGCGGATTGCCGTTAACATCATTCCTGACTCGGTACATATCGTAGCCAAGCGCGTCTTGTGTTTTGTAATCTAAGTGAGCCTTGTAGTTCATAGTTATTCCCCTTGTTTATATGTTTACTGCTTTCGCAAATAAGTCTAGCGGATTAATTGAGAAGTCGATTACCTGCACTCTCATATCGACACAACCCATTGTTGCTAGTTTATCGATCACACTTTGAGCATGAGACATGGACTGAATGCCCGCTTGCTCACAGACTAAAACTATTTCGTATTCTGCTTGCGCGTTTTCCTTGCCCCATATTATGTATTCTTTTTGCATCTCATATTCCCCTTGCTTAAAATGCCCGCCGCAGCGGGCGTGATTAGTTGTTACCAGTAGCAGTTTTCCCATTTATAACCGTCGTGATATTCCGCTATCGCTCTCGCCTCCTTGCCTTCTTGATATGAGTCATAGTCTAAGTCGACTTTCCATAAG